TCCTCCTTTCTATTGGAATTTTGACTAAAACGGTGAGAGGTCCTAGTCAAGATTATTATAGCAATTTAGGAAGATATTACCTCAGTCTTGAGACTGATATAGGAGGTTGAATGGAAGATAAAATCATCGAACTTGCTGATTACTTCATCAGCGAGAACACAACGTACAGAGAAGCTAAAATAGCGTGTGAGAAGCTATTTAAACAAGCCAGCCATGAGATAGAACTCAGAGCGCTGGAAAGTGAAACGAAGAAATAGAAAGGAGAAAGATGAGTAAAGAACTAAAGATAATCAAGGCTAAAATCAAAACTCGTTTGATTGAGCTTGATATGACTCAAGCTGAGTTAGCAAAACAAGTATTTGTAACATCATCAGTTATTTCAGAGTTGCTGAAGTATGGCAAAGGTAGTGAGTCTGTTAAGGAAAAAGTTGCAGATGTTTTGGGTATTGAAAACCCTTGGAGAAATCACTGAGAGGTCCATACATGCAAGCGAAAATAATACTGAATTGGCAGAAGAAAAATCACCAACTTAGTCAGATGATGATCGATAGTCTTGAGGGACTAGATGTTTGGGAAACTATTTTAACACTAGGAAAAGTAAGAAGAGGAATATTATGAACGAAATTTTTAATTTTCACGGGCAGGAAGTCCGTACTTTGACAATTGATGACGAACCGTGGTTCGTTGGGAAGGATGTAGCGGATATCTTGGGATATGCGAATTCAAGAAAAGCAATTTTTGACCATGTAGATGATGACGATAAGACAGATGGGGTAACGATTCGTGACGCCATGGGTAGAAATCAAAACCCTATCATCATTAACGAATCTGGTCTCTACTCTCTCATTCTTTCAAGTAAGCTTCTACAAGCTAGAGAGTTCAAGCGCTGGGTTACATCAGAGGTTTTGCCAGCTATTCGCAAGCAGGGTGGATTCATACGTGAGGATTTGGACGAGGATGCCTTTATTGCTCTATTCACTGGCCAAAAGAAATTGCGTGAGCAACAAGCGACCATGCTAGAAGATATTGACTACCTCAAGAGTGAGCAACCGATTCATCCTAGCTATGCCCAATCATTACTGAAGAAGCGTAAGGCTAGGGTTGTGGCTTGCCTGGGTGGTATTGATAGCCCTGCTTATGCGGATAAGATTTTTGCTCAGTCAGTCTTTAGACAAGCTGAGATTGACTTTAAAGACCACTTCAACATTAGTCGCTATGACTTGCTACCCAAGAAGCATGCGGATGCCGCTCTAGCTTACTGGATGACTTGGGAGCCAAGCACCAATACCAAGATGAAAATCATGAAATTGAACTCATTTGACGAAGTGTAGGAGGGGAAAAAGATGGACAATGTTCTACTTTCACTATCTGAATGGATTAAATCCATTATCAAGGATACAATCACTAGATTAGTTGAAATAGAAAAAGATAGTGACCACTATCCAGAGTTGATGGATGTGAACACTACCTGCGAATTTCTAGGAATTAAGTATGCCACCTTTTCAGATAATTATCGTTACTTAAAGGGATTTCCAAAGGAATTACCTGGTAAGAAATGGTCAAAAAGAGCCATCAAAGAATGGCTCTCTAATCAAATATAATAACTTTACTAAAAGGCTTCTGGACAAGGTCTTAGCAAAATTATTTGACTATATTATAGCACAAAAAGAGGATAAGGAGATAAAAATGTTTGAACCACCGATTTTAGACCAGCTGATGGGGGTTGGAGCCTTGCTGCTTGGATTTGCAGGGGCTTGCCGTCATATCAAATTGCAGGAACAACGCAAGGAAGAAGAAAGACGAGAAGAGCAAGAATTTGCGTCTATGATTATCCAAGTGCGTAATCATGCATATGAACGTGGTAGAGAGGACAAATGGCAAGAAATTCGCAAGAATATTCGCAGAGAGTTCAAAGGATTCACATATGACAACGAACCGCCCGTAGGATTGCGCCCTGAGCTGTTAGCTTTGCCAGAACCTAAACAGTCTGCAATCAGATTTTTGTAATGAGGAGGTCAGGAAATGGAAGAATTGATTGAATCGCTGGATAACCTGATTATGATTGTTAAAGAACTGGAAGGAAGGGAATCAACTTCAAGACATTTTATTACTATATGGGAAAACGATTATAAAAATCTATTACTAGTCAAAGAATACCTAACCGACTATGAAAAACTAGCAAAGGACTATCGTTATGTGACCCTTAAAAATAAGCTGCTAAAGATTGAAAAAATGGAGCTGGAAGGCAGGCACATCTATGAGGATATGCGGATGAAGTACCGAGCTAACTGTAGGAAGTGGGGTGTGAGATTATGGCGTTAAAAAACAAGCGGTATTTCTGGATCCAGCTTGCTCAGGACTTCTTTAAGTCAAAGGAGATGAAACTACTTCGTAAGATTGCTGGCGGAGATACACATACCATCATTTATCTCAAAATGATGTTAATTAGCTTGGAAGACGGAGGGCATATTTACTATGATGGACTTGCTGACAATCTAGCCGAAGAAATCGCTCTTGTCATTGACGAAAATGTTGAAGATATTAAAATTACATTGATTTTTTTAGAAAGCAAAGGATTGCTGACTAGAAACTCTGACCGTGATTATTTCTTAGAACAGGTTCCTGAGATGGTTGGGAGTGAAACAGCGAGTACTCGTAGAAGTCGTAAGCACAGAGAATTACAAAAGTTGCATTGCAACACTATCGCAACAACTTGCAACGGAGATATAGATATAGATAAAGAGATAGAGAAAGATAAAAATAATAAGGTGATGATTAGTTCCAGCCTCTCTGAAAATTTGAAACATAGTGGTATTCGAATCAACGATAAACAACATCAACAGTTGCTTGAATATGTAGGAATTGATGGAATGAATTTTGATATGTTAAACCGTGCAATTGAGATAACTTCGGAGATTCATCAACCTAGTTTTAAGTATCTAAGAGGCATTCTTGAGAATTGGAAAAAGAAAGGTTTTACATCGATTGAACAGGTAGATGAGAATGACCAAAAATATAAAGAGGGAAAGAATTACAGTCGTCCAGGACAACAAAACGATAAAACATCGGAACAGGAGGTAAGGGACGAATGGGGATTTTAGAACTAATTGAGCAATTCGAGATTGACTATTATCCGTTAAGCTACGAGAAGAAAACTCTTTTAGCCAACCAGCCAATTCATCAAGTGGTTGCTTGCTTGTCTGAAATGGCTAGCTGGCATGAATGCGGAGGTCGTCTGTCATGGTAGACAATGTGTTTGATGAAATTGCCTTATCTTATCACAGGAATACAGAACAACAGAAAGAGCTTTGCGACAAGCATAATATTCCTTTGATAAAAATATTGCGGACTGAGAGTGTTGTATGCCGCATGTGTGAATCTGAGCGGATTCATGAGGAAAATCAAGCAAGAGTGAATGAATTGGCCGACGCTGAGAATGAGCGAGAGAGGAAATACTATCTTGAGAAGTTTTCTCTTTATGATGAGGTTTTGAAAAATGCGACTTTGGACAATTTTGAAACACCAACCGAAAAAGAAGCAGAAAAGCTAGTTTTTGCAAAGAGGATTTGTCGTGAGTGGTCTGAGGGTGCTAGGAACAACATCGTGTTACAAGGAGAAGCTGGAACAGGTAAGAGCCATTTGGCCTTTGCGATGGTTAAGGCTCTATCTGAGTACACGAAAGAGATTGCTATCTTCATCAACGTGACGGACTTGTTGATGAAGATTAAAGCTGATTTTAGTCAGGAGGAGTTTCTGGTCAATAAAATTGCCAGTGCTAAGTTCTTGGTTTTGGATGATTTGGGAATGGAAAAGGATAGCGAATGGTCGTTTACTATTCTCTACAATATCCTGAATAAGCGTTCAAATACAATCATTACCACCAATTTGACTTCTGCTGATATTCAGAAAAGATATGGCAGACCCTTTATGTCCAGACTGATGAAGGGTGTGGATAAAGACCATTTAATGGTTTTCAACGACTTGACAAACAAGCGGAAGCAATATTTTTAGAATGGAGGTGGCTGATGTTTATTTTAAGACATGGGACAAGAGAGGATAAGCCGTTTCTGAGGTCCGTAGTTATTGGTGTGACTGGCTTGGACATTTCATGTTCAGAGGAGAAGAAAGCCATGCGGTTTGTTTCTCGTGGGGCAGCCGTACAGGTTGGTAAGGCTTTGAGGGGTTCCTTTGGGAATTTTTATCCCGTTGAGGTGGAGTGATGTTAGAGCTTTACTTCGTCTACAACGGGCACTGCAAGTTTTACCTTGGAACGTTTGACAATGTCGATGATCTCATTGAACAGATGGAAGATCATCAGTGGGCTTTCTCGGCTATCACTCATCCAAGATTTCAGAAGCACATTGGTCAGCGGACGACACGGTTTGACTACGGCTCGAAGGATTGTTACTATTTAGCGACTTTTTCAGGAGGAGAAAAAAATGATTGAACTTATTAAAGAATTTGGAATGGCTATTCTGTGGTTATTTCTCGGCTATTTAGTCGGGGAACGTGCAGCAAGAAAGGAAAAGAAAGATGATCAATAACGTTACATTTTTAGTGGGAGGTAAGAAACATGGTTGGAGTAACCTATCAGGAAATTCATCTCTTTGTTGAATTTTTGAAAGAGCAGTACGGGCAAGGTCGTCCAGACTATATTGAAGCCCTGAACGACTTGATTTAGTTGCTCGTGCATGGCTTGACGGCTACGAGGTCGAAAAAGAGAAGCGGTATTTTGTTAGTCTGAATAATGGGCAACCTTTGACTAAAACGCAATCAGGGAAGGTTCTTTATTTTAACCAAAATATAATTACTGGAAATTATAAATTCACCCGCAAAGAACTTGAAGAAGCTGGTTTCGGCTGGGTGTTCGATTGTGAGGGTGTTGAAGTTGAGGAGGTGGAGTGATGATACAAACGCTTGAAGAAGGAATGAAGAATCAAAGTAAACGCATAAAAATCCCAATGGAAATTAGACCGTTTGATGTTGGTTATCGAATAGTAAATAAACACGGTCAAGCGCTGGCCCTAAAAAACGGAGCAAGCATATTCGCTTTACCTTCGCTGGCCGAAAAAGCGATAAAGAAAGAGTTTAGTAAAAATGACCCAGACTTTGACATTGAAAAGCATTTTGTTGAAGAGGTCGCTATTGTCAATTTAAGTAAATTTCATAGTTATTTTGAAGACCGTGTATGAGAAAGTGAAAGTTGGGGATGAGGTGATGTTGTGAAATTCTTGGATTTATTCGCAAACAATAACGAAGGTAAGATTATCAAGTGGGTCAAAACTAAAAGATATATGGGAGGTAAGGTTTGGGCAAAAAGAACCTAATAACAGCACGAAGAGATTATCTCGAGTTTGAACTCAATGATAAATACTTACAGATTGACAAATTGATTGGTCAAAGAAGACATGAATTAGAACGATTGTACGAAGTGAAACATCTCACTGTTCCTGGTATTGATGATACTGGTGCAAGCGGAAGTGGCACGTTCGTAAATAGGTCTGAGAACCTAGCAGTTGCTTATGCAAGCGATCCGATGGTTTTAAGACTGGAAAACTTTCAAACAGCAATTTCAAAGCTACTCGATGTACTTGAACCTGATGATAAAAAAATCTTTCATTTGAAATGGGGAGAACACACTAGGTACGATTGGATTCAAGTTTGGCATAAAATGGAGAATGGTGACACTGGGTATCTATACAGGCACAGTAAGCAGATTTACAGAAGACGTGAAATCATTCTTGATACACTTGCAAAGTTATTGTTCATGTAACTTGTCAAAAAAAAGTATAGCATTGACAAAAAGAATATGATAGATTGATACTATCCAAAGCACTGAGAAAATCTTAGTGCTTTATTTTTTTGTGAAAGGAGTAAAACTATGAATATTGTTGAACCGTTACGAGATAAGGATGATATCCAAGCCATGAAGGACTATCTATCATCTTGGAATGAAAAGTATTACATGTTATTTCTTTTGGGAATCAATACAGGTTTTCGTGTCGGAGATATTCTCAAACTAAAGGTTAAAGATGTTCAAGGTTGGCATATTAAAGTTAGGGAACAGAAAACAGGGAAATACAAGAGCATTAAAATGACAAGGCCACTCAAGAATGAATTGAGGGAATTTGTCAAAGATAAAGAATTACATGAGTATCTATTTCAGAGTCGTGTCGGAAAGAATAAGGCGCTCAGCTATAAGACGGTATACTGGTTTCTTAAAAGAGCTGCTGAAGACTTAGGAATCGATAATGTCGGAACTCACACGATGCGAAAAACATTTGGCTATCATTACTACAAGAAGTACAAGAACGTTGCAGACTTGATGTCATTATTCAATCATTCAAGTCCAGCAGTTACACTAATTTATATTTGTGTAAGGCAAGATGAACTTGATACTAAGATGAGTAATTTTAGCCTCTAATATTTTTTTGATTTTTTCAACTATCCATAACGAGGAGGTTTCTAGTTTATATTTTGAAGAGGGCCTGAAGCGTTGTCCGTGCTAGTTTTTTAGTATGAAACAAAATTGGATAAAATATAAGATATAACTAATTCAACAGAGATATTTTACATAAATTCAAAACTCAAAAATAAATCTTGTCAAAAAAAGATATAGAATTGACAAAATGAATCTGATATATTTGTATCATGCGAAAAATTCGGAGAGCAAGTCTAGATATGTTCTCTTTTTGTTGGAGGTAAGCATGAGACCAAAAAGGTATCCGTACTCGTTGACTAGTGAGATTCTAGTTGAAACATCAATAATTTATGCATGGGACAAGCCAATGTATAAGATGATTTCGTTCATGAACAGATACACAAGAGAAATCCGAGTTGAATCATTCAAGCTATGACATTCAAGAATCCTAAACACTCTGACTGGTTTAGATCTTGGCAGATTAAATTCTACAACTCGAAACCTTGGAGAACTCTGAGAAATAGAATCAGAACTACAAAGCGTATGCGCTGCGATGTGTGTGGACGTTTAATTCATGGCAAGAGCATCGTTGACCATATTATAGAGATTGATGAAACTAATTATCAAGATGAGTCTATTACTCTCAACGAAGATAATCTGCAATTACTTTGTCTCGAGTGTCATAATACAAAAACATTTCAAAGTAAAATAAATTTAAATTTAGAAAATCGGAATATTAATTTATTTTGATTTTTTATTTTTTGGATTTTTGATTTTTATCAGATCCCCCCTATTTAAAATTTTCACACACCCAAAATAATAACGGTGTCAATCCTCTTATATACCTCTCCCCCAAAAATGACGAAAATTGATACAAGAAAGGAGCATGATTTTGAAAATCAATGAAGTTTTAGAAAAGCTAGGAATAAGTCGTGCTACCCTCACCAGGTATCGAAAAAAGCTAGGCATATTTGAAGAAACTCGGTCGAATATCACAAAAAGTCAATTCAAAGAGTTAGAAAAGCTGGCAAATCAACGGCAGAAGTATACAAGAGAAGAACGTGTTGAACTATCTCGTAAGACTTTCAAGTTAATTCCAAAAGAAAAAATGCTTGAAATCAATGACAATGATTCAGTAGGTTTGAAAAATCTTAAAACTCAATACAATCATAATCAAAAAGTGATTGAAAACTTCCAATTGGAAATCAATAAAGTCATCAATGACGGTGAGCTACCTGATAAGTATTTACTTGATGGAATGGAAAAGTATCAAAAGCTAAACATGCAGATTATGTCAACGATTGAAAAGCAAAGTCCACAGGGTGATAGCCTCAAAGAAATGATTCAGGAGAAGTTGGCTCGATATGGTTGAGATGAGATATTTTGATAAATATGCTCAGCTGGTCTACTCAGGGAAGATTCGTGTTTGTGAACTTACGATGAAGTCGATTAAACGAGTAGAGAGGTACAAGGAACAATACATCTTTAAACAAGAAGAAGTTGACAAACGGATTGAGTTCATTGAGGAAGAGTGCAGCAACACTAAAGGTCTTGCTGGAAAGTTACACTTGGCTTTGCCTCAGAAGGTCTGGCTAGAAACAACGTGGGGTTTTTATCATACAGTTGAAGTTACAAAAACAGATCCCGATACACTTGAAGAATATAAAGATTTTGAAGAAAGGCGTCTCATTCATGAGGTGCCTATTATTGTACCTCGTGGTACAGGAAAAACAACCCTTGGTTCTGCCATTGGTGAGGTTGGTCAGATTATTGACGGTGAGTGGGGTGCTGATATTCAGCTTCTAGCTTACAGTCGTGAACAAGCTGGATATCTGTTTAATGCTTCTAGAGCTATGCTGTCGAACGAAGAGAGCTTGCTACACTATATGCGTGAGGCTGACATACTACGGTCAACTAAACAAGGTATCTTGTACGAGACAACTAATAGTCTTATGTCAATCAAGACTTCCGACTATGAAAGTCTTGATGGTACTAATGCTCACTACAATATTTTTGATGAAGTGCACACTTATGATGATGACTTCATCAAGGTTGTGAATGATGGTTCGAGTCGCAAGCGAAAAAATTGGATAACCTGGTACATCTCCACCAATGGGACGAAACGGGACAAGCTTTTTGATAAGTATTACAACATCTGGGTAGATATTCTTGATGAAAAGATTGTCAATCATTCGGTCATGCCTTGGATTTATCAGCTGGATGATGTTTCTGAAATTCACAATCCAGATATGTGGCAGAAAGCTATGCCTTTACTCGGTATAACGACTGAGAAGGAGACGATTGCCAAGGATATTGAAATGAGCAAGAATGATCCAGCACAACAGGCTGAGCTGATGGCTAAAACATTTAATCTCCCTGTTAATAACTATCTTGCTTACTTCAGTAATGAAGAGTGTAAGGGTTGGTTAGATAAGTTTGATAAGAGTTTGTTTGTCGGAAATGAGGAGAGGAGTGCTCGCTGTGTGCTTGGTGTTGACTTGTCGGATGTCAATGACATTTGTTCGGTCTCATTTATGGTCGTGCGTGGCGAAGAGCGTCAGTATTTGAACAAGAAATTCATGCCACGTCATACGATTGAAGGACTTCCGAAAGAACTGAGGGACAAATACGCTGAGTGGGAGCTTAGTGGACAGCTTCATGTTCATGAGTTGGACTACAATGATCAAGCTTATATCTTTGAAGAATTAAGGCAGTTTATGAGTGAGAATAGAATCTTACCAGTTGCAGTCGGATATGACCGCTGGAATGCAAAAGAGCTTATCCGCTTAATTAATGACTACTACGGAGATATATGTCACGACATTCCACAAACGGTCAAGAGCTTATCCAATCCTTTAAAAGTGTATAAAGAAAAAGCTAAGATGGGGAAAATCATCTTTGACGATCCTGTGGCAACTTGGAACCACGCAAATGTTCGTGTCAAGATAGATGCGAATAACAATGTATTTCCAAATAAAGAAAAAGCAAAAGAAAAGATTGACGTATTTGCTAGTCAGTTAGATGCTTTTATCTGCTACGAAAATTTCAAGGAAGACTTGAGTTATTACTTTGATTGAGGTGAAGAATGAACAAATATATAAATAATTTAAGAGAGGTTTTTGCTAGGATTTTCAGACCAAGCAATAGAAAATCCACAAGGACCTATTTACAAAGAAATTTGAATTATTGGAGAAGAAATTCGATTTACTTAGACAATATCTACAATAAGATTTCAACAGATACTGCACAAGTTCGATTTAAGCATGTGAGAATCACTCGAAATCCGACGGGAGTTGATAAGATGGAGTGGTTTGAAAATAGTGATCTTGCAAATGTTTTATCTTTCTCTCCAAATCCTCTTGAAATACCAGTTGTATTTTGGGCAAATGTAACAAGAGCTATGCTGAAAGATGGTGTTGCAGTCGTTGTTCCACGTTGGGAAAATGGTCGACTGATTGAAATTTGGTTTGCAAAGAAAACCATATCATGGACTGCAGAGAGAGTTGAAATCATGATTGATGATGTAGAGATTGAGCTACCTCTTAGCGATGTCTGGGTTTTTGAAAATCCTAAATTAAACGTGACAAGTCAACTAAACCAAATCACAGAATTAATTGATATCAACCTTGATGCGTTAACCGAGAAGTTAGGCAGAGGGAATTCAAAGTTGAGAGGATTCTTAAAACTACCAACTAAAGCAGCAGATGAACATTTGAAGAAACAAGCTAAGAGTAGAGTTGATAGCATGATGGAACTTGCTGAAATTGGTGGCATTGCCTATCTCGAGCAAGGTGAAGAGTTTATGGAATTAAACAAAGATTACTCAACCGCTTCTAAAGAAGAAATGGAGTTTCTGAAATCTCAACTTTATCATGCTCATGGAATTAATGAAAAATTGTTTACTTGTGACTACACAGAAGAACAATATAGAGCTTACTATTCTAGCGTCATGAAATTATATCAACGTGTATTCTCTGAAGAAATTAATAGAAAATATTTCACGAAGACGGCAAGGACACAAGGAAACAAGCTCTTGGTCTTCTTTGATATGGCTGACATGATTTCATTCAAGGATCTAGTAGAAGGTGGATTTAAATCTAAATACGCAGGTTTGATGAATTCAAATGAATTCCGTGAAACCTATCTAGGGCTTCCAGGATATGAAGGTGGAGAAGTATTCGAAACCAATCTAAATGCAGTCCGTATCGAGCCGAGCGAAAGTAATTAAAAATAGGGTGGGCGGTTGGCAGAAATTTTAAGAAAGGAGGTAGGATATGGAAAAATTAAAAACCTTTGTCGTCAAGTCAGTTGAGGAAGAGTCAGCTGACTTTCACTTTGAGGCTTATGCCTCCACCTATGGCAATACCGACAGAGATGGTGATGTGATGGCCAAAGGGTGTTTTGACAATACCCTGAAAACTAAGGCCGTCGTCCCTATGTGCTTAAATCACGACCGCAATCGCGTCATCGGTAAGCATGAGCTGTCGGTAGATGAAAAAGGTCTGCGAACACGGTCAACATTCAATCTAAGCGATCCAGAAGCTAAGAAAACCTATGACCTCATGAAGATGGGGGCACTGGATAGTCTGAGCATTGGATTTTTTATTAATGATTATGAGCCAGTTGACGCTAAGCAACCTTACGGTGGATGGATTTTTAAAGAAGTTGAAATCTTTGAAATATCTGTCGTGACCGTGCCAGCCAATCCTCAAGCAACCATTGATAATATTAAGGGATTTGATATGTCTGTGGTTGACAAGCGAATCGCTCAGGCGAACATGAAGCAAGATATCATGAGTAAACTTGCAACGATTTAAAAAAGGAGAAAAAAATGAAAACACTAGTCGAATTGATGGAAGAACGACAAAAACATGCAGATGAGTTATCTGAGATCAAATTTAAAAAAGCTTCAATCGAAGAGAAATTGGAGTCAGCAACTATTGGAGAAGAAGAACTTGCACAGTTGAAATCGGATGCAGAAGGATTGGTATCCAAAGCAGATGAACTCAAGAACACAATTTCTAAGTTAGATGTTGAGATTGAAGAAAAACAAGACAATCTCAATAAAGCTGCTAAATCTATCAAGGAAGTACAGAAAGGCAAGATACAAATGGAATACTTAAAAACAAAAGAAGCTGCACTTGATTTCGCTCGAATCCTTATGGATAATGAAGGAAGCTCAAACAGTGCCCGTAAAGCGTGGGAAGCAAATCTGGTTGAAAAAGGTGTAACTGATGTTAACAAAATCTTACCTGAACCAGTATTGATTGCAATCCAAAATGCATTTAATGATTACGATGGTATCCTGAACCATGTAACCAAAGATCCTCGTTATGCAGTACGTGTTGCGCTTCAAACGCAACAAGCAAAAGCTAAAGGCCATCAAAATGGCAAAACAAAGAAAGATGAATCTTTTGTATTTATCGATTATACAATCAACTCTGCAGCTGTCTACATCAAGTACAGTTTTGAGTATGCTGACTTGAAGAAGGATACAACAGGTGCTTACTTCAACTATGTGATGAATGAACTAGCACAAGGCTTCATCCGTGCAGTTGAACGTGCTGTTGTTATCGGAGATGGTAAAAATAGTGATGATGATGACAAAATCACTGAAATTAAATCTATCGCAGAAGAAACACTTGCTCAACTATTTGATACACAAGAAATCAGTGTTGACGGGGAATTTGACAGTACTGTTTTAGAAAACCTCGTCAAAGGGATTGATAAACTTGCTGCAAATACAACTCCAATTTTGGTAACTTCAAAAACCATTGCTCGTAAACTTAAAATGGTTAAGGATGGCGAAAAACGCTACATTGACCCACAACCATTCGCACCAATTTCACAAACAGGGAATGTCATTGCTGGTTACCAAGTATATGTCTATGACTGGATGGAAGATGCGACTAACCCAATTATCGCATTTGCTGACAAGGCTTATAAGATGATTGGTGATGATGTTTCTGCTGATCGCTTTGAAGATTATGATGTAACGATGAATCGCCGTCATATCGAACTTGCTAGCGTGCTTGGTGGCCGACTTGGTCAGTACAAATCAGCTGTGAAATTCACAAAAGGTTGATTTTAAATAGAAAGGGGAGTCTAAAATGACAATCCTTAACCAAATTAAAGAAATGGTTGAAGTTGATGTCGAAGAAGAAATCTTTGACACTCAATTTTTAAGCTACATAAATAGTGGGATTTCATATCTAACGAGAAACAACATTCCTATCAATCGCATCGATAAAGAAAGCGAATTGACAGAATGGAATGAGATTGAAGAGGATGATAAAGAAACAATTTTAGATTGGTTACATTTGAGATGTGTTCAGAGATTTGATAAATCCTTGATGACAGGAAATTCAACAACAAGGAGCTGGATTGATGAAGAATTGACAAATATTCTTTATCAATTAAAAGCTATTTACGGAGTTAAATCATGAAATCATCTAGAGTATCAATCATCCTTTGTTACGATGAGCGTACAGAGGTCGAAAAAGGTGTTTTTGAAAAACAAGTTGTAGAAAAGAAAGTCAAAGCTGAAAAAGAGAAGATCTACCAACGTAGACTTGATAAAGCTTTGGCAGATGGTCAAGTTTTGACAGCAAGATTTCGGATACGTTCTAACTATGTGACAGATTCCTTAGACTACGTGAAGTACAAAGGGAAAGAGTACAAGGTAAATGTTGGAACTGAATCTGATGATGACCACTACACGATAATTGAATTAGGAGAATTGAAATAATGGCTAAGAAGTTCTTCACCAGGCAAGAAATTCAAGAAATCCTAGAAAAAAACACTTTAAAATCAAAAGTGTTCTATATGGAACGTGAGGAAAAGTCCTCTCCTGACAACGTTATTCTTTACTATCGTTTAACTCCGGGTAGTAGTATTACTGCTGATGACACAGTACACATGAGAAAAGTGACTATTCAAATCAGTCACTATCACAAGAAGAAATTAGACAGCATTGAGGAATTGATGTTGTCTAATTTTATGTGTGAACCTAGTCAGTTGAATCTAAAACAGCCTGATACAGATTACTTACTTACAACCTACAGAATCGAGGTATTCACAAGTGGGAAGTGGTAGCGTTAATGCGAAAACATTAAAAATCGATATCCAGAATCAAGTTTTAGAAATCATAGAAAAATCAGGAAAAAGCACCGCTGGAGACATTAGAGACGGAAGTCCTAGAAGAAACGGAGTATATGAAAAAGGATGGACTCACGAGACCATTGAAGATATCGCTGTAGTATATAACAATGGGAAAGAGAAGTCGCTTGCTCACTTGTTAGAAAATGGCCATGCAACAAAAAATGGTGGATTTGTAGCACCTCAAGAACACATCAGACCAGCATACCTCAAAAATAAAGAAATCTTTCTCAATAATATGAAATCAATAAAAATCAGACCAAATTAAGGAAGGAGTCACAATGACTTATAAATATGACACACGAGAGGTAACTCATGGTAATACCACGGGATTCTTTGCCAAGATTTCCAAAACAGAATCTGGCACACTCGATTTAAAAAAACCGTATCCATTTACAGGATTGCGAAAAACATCTTTTGAAACTTCACAAGAATCAAATGCATACTACGCAGATAACGTGGAGCACGTCCGTCTTCAAGGTAAGAAATCAACTGAGGGATCCATCACGACTTATCAAATTCCTAAACAATTCATGATTGATCACTTGGGTAAAAAGCTGACAACTTCAACTCCTCCAGCGCTCATCGATACTGGTGTGAATGCGAATTTTATTTGGGGATATGCTGAAACGGTTACAGACGAGTTTGGTTCTGAGGTTGAAGAGTTCCACATCTGGACCAATGTAAAAGCATCAGCTCCAAAAGGCAGCACTACAACAGATGAAAGCTCTGCTACACCAAAAGAAATTGAAATTCCATGTACTGCGTCACCCAACAATTTTATTCTAGATTCAGATAAAAAACCTGTTTCAGAAATTGTATGGCGTGATACAGACAAGGGTGTTGTCCGTGCTAAATTTGATAAATTGTTCGCTTCAAGTACCCCAATGAAATTGATTGATTTTATCAATGAAGCTTTAGGAACAACAGCCATCGTGCCAGGAGGATAAAATGATTAAAAAAGAACTATCATTCACAGCGTTTGATAGTTATGGTGAAGAAAGAGAGTACACTGGAACAGTGCGCTTTCTTTACTCTTTACCAGCTATCAAGATGTATGAACAGCGGACAGGTCGCAACTTCTTTGATGACAACCAAAAAGCACTCACAGCTTACACACAGCTTGCTCTTGCAACTGGTGTAAATGGTCGTTTATCTGCTTTAACTGATGAAGAAAAGGTCAAACTAATGCCATTACTTATGGAGCCAGATTTCATGAACTTCCTAACTGAAGTCATCCCTTGTCTGTACGGTGAGGTTGAGAATGGTCGCTTGGTACAGAATGAGCTGACTGCTGAAACAGCCTCTCTTGCTCCTTGGTTTGGTGATTTGATTGATATTGGTTTTTTTTCAGACCTCTTTTATGAATTTAACCGAAGTAGAGCAAAGGTTCCTCAAGATAGAAAAAAGCCTCAACAGAAGTCATAACTTCTGAAAAAATTTATAAGGTTGTTTTTGAAAATCGGATGGATGTTTTTTGGGCAGAAAGTCAACACTTTAATTATCTGATGGGAACACTACATCAGATGAGTATCAATGAAAATGAGAAGAAAACTTTATCAAACGCAGAATTACTAAATGTAATGTCTGACTAAAACTGAAAGGAGGAAATCTATGGCTGAAACATTTGAAGGCTTATATGTCAAATTTGGTGCTAATACTGTTGAATTTGACAGATCTGTAAAAGGTATCAATAATGCTTTATCTAGTCTGAAAAAAGATTTCAACAACATCAATAGACAATTGAAGATGGATCCAGACAATGTCGACTTGCTGAATCGTAAGTTGCTCAACTTACAAGAACAAGCTCGTGTTGGTGCTATGAAAATTGCTGAACTCAAAAAGCAACAAAAGGAACTGGGAGAATCTGAAGTTGGGTCAGCACAGTGGAATAAGCTTCAACTTGAAATTTCTAAAGTTGAATCACAGATGAAGGTTGTTGACCAGACAATGAATTCAACCAAAAAACATATCGAAGATGTAGGAAATCCAAAGTCTATTTTAAATCTCAACAAAGAAATCAACAATGTTGCAAAAGAACTTGATATCGTCAACCAGAAGCTTGAATTAGATCCTAAAAATGTAGAGTTGTCCGAAGAAAAAATGAAGTTATTAGGTAAACAATCTTCATTAGCCAAGGATAAGGTCCAGGAGTTGAAACGGAAACAAGAGGAATTAGGAAAGGAAAAAATCGGAACAGAGGAATGGCGACAACTTCAAAATGAAATTGGGCAAGCAGAAGTCGAGGTGTTAAAGATAGATAAAGCCATGGGGAATCTAGGGGATTCGAGCCGTTCAGCAACAGGAAACATCAAGGAAGCTACAGGATACTTAAAAGCCGATGTAATGATGAACATTGCTGAAAAGGCAGGACAACTAGGTCAAAAAATGGTTGATGCTGGTAAAAAAACAGTAGGTGCATGGTCTGAAATCGACGAAGCGATGGATACTGTTACGACGAAGACTGGACTTACTGGCGAAGCCTTGTTAGGACTTCAGGAAATTGCAAAAGGAATCGCTACATCCTTACCATCGGCTACATTTCAAGAATCTGCTGACGCAGTTGGTGAGTTAAATACACAATTTGGACTTACTGGTGATACTTTGCAATCTGCAGCAGAGTACCTATTGAAATATTCGAAAATAACTGGAGAAGATATTTCAAATTCCGCAATAAATGCCAAGAAAGCAATTGATGCTTACGGTTTATCTAATGAGGATCTAGCGAGAGTATTGGACTCAGTAACAAAGGTCGGCCAGGATACTGGTCAATCTTATGACTCCATCTTTCAAAAAGCAATTGATGGAGCTCCACAGATTAAGATGCTAGGATTATCTTTTAAAGAGGGGGCGACATTAATTGGTAGATTTGAAAAAAGTGGGATTGACTCTTCTGCAGCTTTAGCTTCACTTTCAAAGGCTACAGTAAACTATGCTAAAGACGGAAAGACATTGACTGAGGGGTTGAACGAGACTGTCAATGCAATTCAGAATGCTACTAGTAAGACAGAAGCAATAAGAATTGCTTCTGAAGTTTTCGGAAATAGAGCCGCTCCTAAAATGGTAGATGCTATCCAACGTGGGGCATTTAGTTTTAATGATTTAGCTGAAGCAGCACAAAACTCATCAGGAACTGTAGCAACAACATTTGCTGAGACAAAAGATCCATTTGATGACCTAACAACCTATTCCAACAAAGCAAAAGAAGGGCTTGCCGAGATAGGTGGTACACTACTTGAGACTGTTATACCAGCTTTAGAACCTTTGATGGGCATGCTTGAATCTGCTGTTAATTGGTTTACCAGCTTAAATGAAACTGATCAACAGACTATCGTGATTCTTGGCCTCGTTACAACTGCTGTAATGCTACTGCTTGGTGCAATAGCACCGCTAGTCATTGCTATAGGTGCAATAGGTGCGCCTGTCGGAATTGTCGTAGCGGCAATAGTTGCTGCTATTGCCGCTATTACACTCATCATTCAGGCCATCATGAACTGGGGGACCATATCTGAATGGCTTCAGTCGACGTGGGATGCTTGCGCCGCTTGGCTTTCTGAATTGTGGACTAATATTGTTACGACTGCTACTACAGCGTGGTCAAGTTTCACTGCTTGGCTTTCTGAAATTTGGTCTTCAGTAGTCTCAACGGGACAGTCTTTGTGGTCTAGCTTTACTAGCACCTTGTCCAATATTTTCTCAAGTTTGATTTCAGGAGCTCAGTCACTGTGGTCAAGTTTTACTTCTACCCTTTCCAATTTATGGTCTGGCCTGGTCTCAACCGGGTCAAATTTGTTTAATAATTTGAGTGGCACGATTTCAGGAATTTTTAATGGTATCTTATCCACTGCTAGCAATATTTGGAACTCTATCAAATCAACTATTTCAAATGCTATTGATGGTGCTAAAAATGCAGTATCTAACGCTATCCAAGCTATTAAGAATCTATTTAATTTCAATATCAGTTGGCCGCACATTCCATTACCACACTTCTATGTAAGTGGTTCAGCCAATCCATTAGACTGGTTAAGTCAGGGCGTTCCAAGCATCGGTATTGAGTGGTATGCGAAGGGTGGTATCATGACCAAACCAACTTTATTTGGAATGAATGGAAATAGAGCAATGGTTGGTGGAGAAGCTGGTGCAGAAGCAATCCTTCCACTCAATAAGTCAACTCTTGGTGCAATTGGACAAAGCATTGCTAATACGATGAATACATCGAATAGCATCAATGTCAACTTCTCAGGAGTGACCATCCGAGAAGAAGCGGATTTGAATAGACTAGCTGACGTAGTCGGAACACGTATTGCTGAAGAACTACAAAGAAAAACTAATTTGAGAGGAGGTTTCGCATGACAAAAATTAATGAGTTAATCATTGATGGAGTGAAAACATCATCATTTAAATGTGAGATTCTGGTTGAAACACGACCACAAATCATCGTATCCTCCTCAAAAACTAGTCTTTTAGAACATGATGGGATTAGTGGTGCAATTGTTCAATCAAATAGGCATCGTAGGTTGATTGAAAAAAGCTACCACATTAGCTTGATTAACCCAACGGATGAAGACTTATACCGTTTTTCTTCTCTGTTAAATCGTGAAAAATTTTGGTTAGAGAATGAACAAGAGCCAAGCGTGAAATATTGGTGCTATAAAGTGGATGATTTCAAAATTATTAAAGATGATTTTGGTGCATGGACGGTGGATGTAAAATTCACTTGCCATCCTACAAAATACTTTAAAGGCTCCGATACACAGAGATTGACAAGAAGTGGAACCTTGACCGTTCAAGGTTCTGCTCTTGCTTTTCCTAAAATCACAATCGTTGGTCAGAGCGCTGTTGAGACTTCATTTACAATCGCTGGTCAGGTCATTAGGCTTGAAAAACTCTCAGAATCGCTTGTGATGGTTAATAATCCTGACAATCCTAGCTTTAAAACGACAACAGGGAAGCCAGTGAAATGGTCAGGGGATTTTATCACAGTTGATCCAGCGAAAGTGAAGAATATTGGGGTTGTTTTGGGTCCAGGTATTCAATCACTTGAAATTGAGACGGTTTGGGGGTGGGCATAATTGCTTTATCTACTTAATAAAGATGTGAGAACCGTTCGGTGGAACGGGGAGCCACTTCATGAAGCGACTTCGGCGATTGTTAAAGAGACCATGAATGGCGATTTCACCTTAACTGTGAAATATCCCATTTCCGACTCTGGTATTTATCAGCTCATCCAAGAAGATATGTTGATAAAAGCGCCGACTCCTGTTCTTGGTGCGCAGCTATTTCGCATTAAGAAACCTGTTGAATACAATGATCATCTGGAAATCACAGCCTATCACATTTCAGACGATGTGATGCAACGTTCTATCACACCAGTAAGTGTGACTAGTCAGAGCTGTGGCATGACTCTTTCTCGCATGGTTCAAAACACCAAAACTGCTTTGGGAGATTTTTCTTTCAATAGCGATATCCAGGACCGTAGGACCTTCAATACGACTGAAACAGAAACCCTATACTCTATATTGCTGGACGGTAAGCACAGCATTGTTGGTACATGGGAAGGCGAGCTGGTTCGTGATAACTTTGCGATGACTGTCAAGAAGAGTCGTGGGGAGAATCGTGGTGTTGTTATTACAACACATAAGAATCTGAAGGACTACCAACGAACCAAAAACAGTCAAAATGTTGTTACAAGGATTCATGCTCGATCCACATTTAAGCCTGAAGGTGCTGAAAAGGAAACAACTATCAGAGTGACTGTTGATAGTCCTCTTATTAATTCTTATCCTTACATAAACGAAAAAGAGTATGAGAACAACAACGCAAAATCCGTTGAAGAGTTGCAGAAGTGGGCACAGGCTAAGTTCTCAAATGAGGGCATTGACAAGATCTCTGACGCTATCAAGATTGAAGCTTATGAACTTGATGGGCAAGTTGTTCACATGGGTGATACGGTCAATCTCAAGAGCTGGAAACATAATGTTGATGTATTTAAGAAAGCTATTGCTTATGAGTTCGATGCCTTAAAAGAAGAATATATCTCTCTGATTCTCGATGATAAGGCAGGAGCTGGTGGTTCTAGAACATCTGGTGGCTTATCTAGCGCAGCGTATGCCATTCTTGGAGTAACAGAATCTGCACAAGAAGTTGCCCTTGAAAAGGCTCTTCAAAATGCTGACTTAGACTTTGATCATAAGGCTGGATTGCTTAGACAGGAAATTTCTGACGGCATCGAACTTGCCAAGGCCAAGGCGGAAGAAGTCAAGCAAGAACTGTCTGACACTATCAATCAGCGCTTTAATAGCTTTGACAACGGGCCATTGAAAGAAGCTAAGCGCAAGGCTGAGGAAGCTTTGCGAAATGCTGGCGCAAGTAGTTCTCTTGCTCAGGAATCCAAGCGGATTGGGCTGGATTCTGTTGCTAGACTTGAAGCGTTTAAGTCGCAGACTACGAGCGCACAAACGGCTCTGTCAGGTGACTTGGACGCTCTGAAACGGACTATCGTGAATGATATTCGACCGAAGCAAGCACAGGTTGAAGCTGAGATTGCCAAGCAAGTTGAAGCACTTGTTCAGACCAAAAAAGAACTGTCTGGCGCAAGTACCCTGCTTGCACAGGAAGCTAAGCGGATTG